GTTTATCTTCACGAATTAAATCCTAGTCAGTATCCAAGAGACCTGATAGCAGAAATGGTGACCAATCTTGTTGGTTTTTGGGTTGACGATTTTAAAGCTAGATTTGCCAATGATTTTGCCACCGATGCAGTGGCCTTGGACAACATACTCAAAGTGGCTGTGACTGGTATACCCAATCATGCCAACAAAGGATATTCAAGCATAGCCGATATTCTAAGTCGTGGCATCATTGCACAGTTTCCATTATCGTTTGTGGAGTAAACCATGGCTGCCATTATCCTAAGCGATAACAAACGCATTGAATACAAAGATTTAGAAGCACACGTGAACATTAGTCAAGAACGTTATCGTGCATTGGAAGAACGTATTGACCGTGCTGAACGTGAAGTTGAAAAACTGCACGAAGAAAACCGAGCCAACAAACGAATTGTTGTGGGTGCCGTGGTAAGTCTACTGTCTGGTATTATTTTGTTGTTTGCTCCAAGGTTAGTTGAATTGTTGATCAAAGGACAATAACGTGAACGACGAAACTCAAAAACGCCTAGAGTTATTAAAAATAGCTAGACAACAACTCAGCACACAGTATATCAAAGATCGTGCTGATGCTTACACACAATGGAACTTGGACTGTGATCGTGCCTGGCGAGAAAACGGAATTAAACTACCTTTTCCACCACCTCCGCCTATGCCCACAGAAGCTGACATAGTGGCCTATGCCCTGGCCCTGCACAATGCACAGAATCCACCAGCAACACCACCTCCGCCACCACCAGAACCAGCTCCAATACAGAAAGAACCTGCACGTGAAGAACCTGTTAACACACCTATTCCGGCCGCGCTTGAGCCAACAACCACAGAACCACCAGCTGCCGCTGCACCTACAGCACCAGCCTCCGCCGATGCCATTCCAGTTACCACGGACACCACAGTAGATGTCATGCCAGAGGTGTTGCCACCACCTGCACCTGTTGCTTTAAAACCAGTTGTCATAGCTGGTGCAGCCGATCGAGCTGTTGGAGAAACAGCTATCAAAGAAATATTTAATAAACCAAGCGGGGATCCGGCCATGGTTGCCAACGAAAAGCCGGCTCCATCAGTTGTGCCTTTGCTTAAAAGTATGCTTAAAAAAGGTCTGTTGCCTACCTGGGTTAAATCAGACAACATTTCGGGGATAAAGGAATAACGTGTCATTTTACCCATTACCATTTCCACACCCTGTAGTGCGTCGCCCTGTAATTAGAAGACCTGTGGTTGGCTATCCAGTTTACTCAGGTAGTATTGGCGGCGCCGGCAACGATATAATTAGTATCAACAATGGCGGCGTGGGACCACCTGGGCCACCTGGTCCTCCCGGCCCACCGGGTCCAGCTGGCAACCCCAGTCCAGTTGCGGTAACAGATGTTGTCGGCCCAACATACACAGCACTCAGCACTGATTACTTTTTATGTGTTGATACTGCAACCAACACAGTGACCGTTACATTGCCGGTGGGCATACTGGGCACAGTTTACATCATCAAAGATTGTAGTGGCAATGCCGCTGATAATCCTATCACTGTGCAAGGCACCGGCCAAACTGTTGACGGTAGTACGGGCACTATCAACACCAATTTCGGTAGCATAACCGTGGTATTCCGTGCCGGCGCCTGGCGCATAATTTAATAAAATTTTAAAAGGAGAAACAAAGATGTCAATCATCATAAGAAAAACACCAAAGACCATAGTCAAACCCGAACCTGTGGTTGAAGTCAAGCCCACAGCCCAAGCAGTCAGATATTACCCAGATGGCCTAATCATAGCAACCACGTTGCCAGAATCCTATGTGCCAGCTGAAACAAATTTACCACCAGGCGCATTCCAACGGAATTGTGGTAATTGCAAAGCCTATGTATCTATCTCCAGTGAGTGCGCAGCATACAACGCCCGAGTACGGCCTACCTATGTTTGCGCCAGCTGGCATTCAGTCATTTAACCTAAGGAAAATAAAATGTACAAAGTAATAACACACAACATCACAGAACAGCATTATGATCATCCGGCAGCATTAGAAATGCTGGGAGTAATCCATCACGGTAATGTCAAATTGAACAGCAACATACACCATATGTCTACCACTATCAAATCTACAATTAATGATGCGGCATTGACTAACATTGCTAGACGTAATGTTAGGGGTATGTTTGCTCATTACAATGGTCGTATGCGTGACCTTATCATTGCAGTTGGCAATGGTACAGCCGATCAGGCCACCCTGAGTCAGGCCCTAAATACCGCAGCCACAGCCATAACTTCAAACTATGCAAGTTATTATCCTACTACTACTGCGGCAACATTTACGCAGAACTTTATGGATTTTACTACATCTGCAACTGGTATAGTGTCAGGTATCTATGCAGGTAATACAGTACCACCAACAGCATCTCAAACTTTGAATACCACCAGTATTAATAATCTAGCAACCTTATTGGCCACTACCAGCCCTAGCAGTTATACCTTGGATTCTGTTATAACATTGCTCACTAATATTTCTAAATTCTGGCAAGATCAAGCTACTGCTAGAAAAGCCCAGGATTGGCCAGCCGATGTAACAGCCGCCGCCAAAGCCGAAGATGTAATAATAAGTGGTAGTGTAAATACTTCTTGTTTGGCAGATCAATATATGAATGCTTTGTTTCTTGATTGGCCTAATAGATTTTAAATGTTAGTCGATAAGAAATATCAAGTACGTGCGGACCCTGTTGATTTCAGGGATCTGCCGTATATACCCAAGCATACTCCATTGCGGAGCACAGTGGACCTACGCCCATGGTGTGACTCAGTGGAAGAACAAGGTCATCTTGGCAGTTGCACCGGCAACGCTGTGGTTGGTGCATACGAGATGTTGCAGAATTTTGAAAAAACTTATAAACTAAGTTTGAGTAGATTGTTTGTTTATTACAACAGTCGCTTGCTGGAAGAAAATGTTAAACGAGATGAAGGTGCCTACGTTAGAGATGCTATCAAAGCCTTGAGATTGTATGGAGTATGTGCCGAAGTGTATTGGCCTTATCTTGTTGAACGTTTTGCCATGACACCTAGCGAAGAAAGCTACGTTGATGCTCGACGACGCAACATTAAAAATTATTATAGATTACACAGCCTCGAAGACATCTTAGATGCCTTAAACAACAATTGGCCCGTGGTATTTGGTATGGCAGTATATTCGGGATTTGAAGATATAACCAATACCGAATATATACTTAAATTGCCAGAATCCACCGAAGAACCAATTGGCGGTCACGCCATGTTCCTGGTTGGCTACGATTTGGATCGCGAACTGGTGCTGGCCCGTAACAGTTTTGGAACAGATTGGGGAGATGCAGGGCATTGCTGGATTCCATTTGAGTATGTGCGCTCAGAATTTTTGGATATGTGGATTTTTGACATCGATATAGCCACAGGACCCATTCGGATATAATCTATGAAACCAGAAACCATATTATGGATTGCGTCAATGATTTTGGTATTGGTGGTACTGCATTATTGGCCTCCACAGTTATAGGTTGACGCATAATAATTTTTAGTGTATAGTTATAGTATCTTCTACTGGTAAATACTAACTATGATACTTGCTTGGCTATTGCTCTTAACCGGATTAACCATATCCTCTGTTGCTATCTACTATAGCGTAGTGGGTCTTACAGCTATCTTTTCAGCGGCAGCCATACCAATCATGGTCATGGGTGTCAGCCTTGAAGTAGCCAAATTGGTCTGTGCTACCTGGATCAAAGCTCATTGGTCTCGTGTTCCACGCCTGATGAAGACCTATATGTGTGTGGCAGTGGTGGTCCTAATGCTGATTACATCAATGGGTATCTTTGGATTCTTGTCCAAAGCACACAACGATCAAAACTTAATTTCAGGTGATGTGGGTGCTAAACTTGCTATCTACGATGAAAAGATCAAAACTGCCAAAGATAATATCGAAGCCAATCGTAAACAGCTACGTCAAATGGACGAAGCTGTTGACCAAGTCATGGGTCGTAGTTCAGACGAAAAAGGTGCAGACAAAGCAGTTGCTATCCGTAACAGTCAAAAACGTGATCGTGCCGCACTGGCCCGGGATATAGAAGCCAATCAGAAAATTATTGCCACAGTCAATGAAGAAGCCGCACCTATCCGTGCTGAGAATCGTAAAGTAGAAGCCGAAGTAGGACCAATCAAATACATTGCGGCATTTCTCTACGGTGTAGCACCAGATGCTACCATGTTGGAACAAGCAGTGACTTGGATCATTATCATGATCGTTGTGGTATTTGATCCATTGGCAGTTATCATGTTGTTGGCTGCACAAATGACATTTGCCTGGAATCGTAAAGAAACCGATACAGAAGCACACGCAAGGATTGAACGTGAGCTAGAGGAAACTATGCAGGATCTTGGCATAGTAGAAAAACCTCCATCATTCTTGGACAAACTCAAAGATATCAAAGATAGCATATTAAAAAAGCCACAACAGCGTGAATTAAAAATCATAGATGACGGCACACCCAACTACGAAGGTGTGCGTATGCCTAATGGCGAATGGGTACAAACAGGTCCCAGCTTTGGTCCACAGGAACCACAGTATGCACCCGACGACGGCCCGTTAACAGACGAGCAAATTGAGCAAATCAATGCTATGTTGGCCGAATACACCGAACACGCAGAAACAGAGTTACCTGAACCTGAAATTCAGTTTGAATTAAATCCTGAAGAAATTGAGGAAGAAGAATCACCCTTCCGCGGACGTGGCACAGCACCTGGTGTGCCGATGACGGCCAGTTATCTACAACCCAAATTGACAGAAGAACCTGAAATAGAAGAACCGGTGCAATTACCACCTGAGTTGGAAAAGTTAGGCACAACCTGGACACCAGCTACACAACAAGACGCCGACGAAGCAGTACAGCAATTAAAAGACATAGGTTTCTTGACAGAATCTGGAGAAGTCAATCCTGAATATGTGCCCGATGAAACAGATATTGAAACAAAAATTCCTGAAGCAGTGGCATTACCCAATGATCCAATTCCGGAACCTATACCCGAAGCGGCTCCTGGTGTAAATCGTGGTGTAGATATGAGCAAGGTATTGGCCACAGCCGTTACCGGCATACAGGCCGATAATCAACCTGCCTTGGGCACAGCCAGCAATACTGGATTTGGCAACGAATATCCAGCCAATCCAGCCAAAGGTGACATTTACCTAAGAACAGACTACTTGCCAAATCGTTTATTCAAATTCAATGGTAGTAAATGGATAGAGGTTGACAAAAATCAAACAGACGTGTATGCTTATGATGATTTATATATACAGCACTTGATCTCGGAAATCGATGCAGGACGTTACGATCCAGATCAATTGAGTGATGTAGAACGTCAGCAAATTCAACAATACCTGGAAAAAAATGCATAGTAACTTTGTGACACCGCCCGACTACGTAGAAACAGTATTGATACTTAATACACCCGAAGAACAAATACGTGTACTGGCTGAAATGGTGCAACATAGAGATCGTGCATACAATGTGTATTTTTACCACGACGGAATGAACCAACCCGAGTGGTTAGAACGCATCAAACAAAAAGCTGATATTGTATTAGACGCAAAATTAACTAACCCCGAAGACTATTTTAATAAATAACACTATGGCATATTATCAAAAAGGCTCAGCAGTTGTTTGTAGAGGTAACACCGTTACTGTCGGTCCCGATGGCAACGTAGAAAAGGCAATGCGTAAATTCAAGAAGAAGGTGTTAGAATCAGGCCTACTTCGTGATCTCAAAGAACGCGAAACCTACGAAAAACCCACTACAGCACGTAAGAAAGCTAAAGCGGCGGCCAAAAACCGTTGGCGCAAAAAGCTCGCTTCCGAGTCACTCCCCAAAAAACTTTACTAATTCACGTTTTTCGTGTATAAATATACGTGTAGATGCCCAGGTGGGGTCTACATTTTATAGTCATCTTGCTTAATAAAGGAGAAAACAAATGACACAATTTACACTTCACACCCTCGATTTACCTACATTTGCTAACCAGATTCATCGCCATACTGTTGGCTTTGATAACCTGTTCAATGAGCTAAATCGCAATTTTGCCAACAGCAAAAGTGATAACTATCCCCCACACAATGTTATTCGTTTAGATGATCAACACCACGTGATTGAAATTGCAGTTGCTGGTTTTGCTGAAAACGAAATTGACGTTGAACTAAAGGACAGCGTATTGACTGTGCGTGGCGAACAGGCCAAAAAGGATGACGAAGTCGAATACCTACACAAGGGTCTTTCTACTCGTAACTTTGAACGCACCTTCCGTTTGGCAGACAACACCGAAGTACGTGGTGCTACCATCAAAAACGGTATCCTGGCAATTGCTTTAGAGCATATTGTTCCTGAAGAACAAAAGCCTAAAAAAATTGCCATTACATTTGCAAAATAAGCGGTAAGGCTGTATAATAAAGGGGAGTACTAACTTCCCTTTATTTTTATCATGAGCGAAACATTAATGTCAAAAACAAAAACACACATAGAAATACGTCCTCGTATTGAGCCCAAACTCAATATCCAAGAACCGCCACAGTACCGTGTTATCTATATCAATGATGAAACTACCACACAAGAGTTTGTAGTTGAGACTCTCAAAGTTATATTCAATTACGATCAAGGTGCAGCCGAATCTTTGACGCAACGTGTACACGAAGAAGGTTCAGCAGTGGTAGCAGTATTACCATACGAGCTGGCTGAACAAAAAGGTATTGAAGTTACCATGTTGGCTCGCAACAACGGCTTTCCACTTCAGGTAAAAATCGAACAAGATACATAAATAAAAATGATATTCAATCATATTAGAAAACTCAAAGAAGACGGTAAAAAAATTGGTATAACATTCAGCACATTTGATATGCTACAC